ACTGTGAATGTTACATCTACATCTCTTGTAGATGATGTTGCTGTAATTGTTTCACCATCTGTAAATGTACCTACTATATTTTGTAATTCAAATTCTGTAACTGCAAAGTTTCCTTGTGTAAAGGTAGATGAAGATACAACAACAGCTGTTGCACCAGATGTTCCACCTGTAATAATTTGATTGATTACTTCTGAACCGTCTATGTTAGCTGCGGCAGAAACTCTGAGTGTAACTTTTTGACCCCAATTACCATCTGAGGCTCTCATCATTCTTTCTGTTGGATATACTATCTCTGGTGTTTCACCTAAGAAAGCTTTGAAGAATAATTCGTGACCTTTTGATGTTCCTTTGGCAGCATATAAGTCTTTGATATTTTTTAATAAATTTCTCTTAGAAACTCCTGTTGCTAAAGTTTCTGGAATTGCGTTCATGAACTGGTCACGCATTTGGTCTAAGAAATCATAGATAGTATTATCTACATTGGCATACTCTAAAAGTTGTTGAATGTTTTGTACTGGGTTAGCACGATACTCTGACATAACACCAGTCGCACCAGATGTTCCACCTGTAAAAGTTTCACCTGTAATAAATTTTTGTTGAGAAGATATATAAAGATATTTGTTTCGACCATCTTCTACTAATACTGTTGCAGTTGCTTTAGATGTTGCACCTGTAATGGTTTCACCATTTACAAATAATCCTGTAGAACCTGTTCCTGTTTCAGTAACAATTCTATTCTCATCTTCTTGTAAAATAAATTCTAATGTATTAGTTTGTTGTCTTAAATATTCTAACTCACCTGTGTAAGTAATTCTACCTGCCTCTAGGTATTGATAATAATGTTTAAGAAATCTAACAAACTTAGAATGTTCTGATTGTACAAAATCAGGTACTTGCCCCTCAATGAGTGGTGATAATTTTGTTACTAGTTTTGAATCATTCTTTGCCATTCATCTAATATGCCGAACTGGTTGGTGTAGATGAAGGCGTTGTAACAGTTGTGGTTGAAGTTGTACCTGATGAGGTAACAGTATATCCTACACCTGTAGTTGCTTGTGCATCAACAGTTCCACCTGTTGTTGTGTTAACTAAATCTATTTCTAATATTTGATTCCTCACTGGTATCACATCATTTGATTTTGGAATTGCTGTTATACGAATTTGTGTTGATGATGCACCATCTATATCTGATACTGCAGAAATTAATAATGCTGTTGTACTGATTGTTCCATTAGTATAATCTACTGTTCCTGCGGCACTGTTTAAATATGTTCTAACTGCGCCAGTAGATAAAGAATAAATTCTCAAATTACCAGAACCATCATCATCAAAAAAGTATTCTGTTTCTGTACTGTTATCTAGATAAAATCCTGTAGATGAAATTACTCCACCTGATGCTGTGTTATAACCTGTGTAGGGATTATAGAATGCATTATTAAAATTAATATTATATGATGAAGATGATGAAAATGGTGTAAAGAATTTACCCATAGTGACTGTGGTTGTATTATTTAATATAGATGTATCTGTATCATCAATCAACCCTGTAAGTTTAGAATGTCTAAATGAACTATTAAATTCTTGCAAGTCACTTGAATTATAATTAGAAATAGTTGTAGATATTAAACTTGCTAACTCATCTTTAGTAGATGTTGTTGCAGTTGAATCATAATTAAATGAAACATTTAAAATTAGATAAGTTGTTTCTGGGTCTACAACCACTGGTGTAATTGAAGCAACTTTGAATGGGGCAAATGCCGATACTAAGTTACTCTTTTGTACAGTTGTTAAATTTTCACCTGTAGTAGATTTAATTGAGATAAACACTTTACCATATTCTGGGTTAGATGATACACCTGTACTTGTATCGTAACTACCATCTTCTCCACCCCAAACAGAAACTGCCTGAGTGTTTGCAAATAATTTTTTAGTATATGTTTTATAATCATCTACTGTTACACATCTACCTTGAGCTGCATAATCTAATGGAGCATTAATTTTTATTGATTGTATTGTTTCTGGATTAGAACCACCAGTTGCATTTGCAACAGTTGTTACTGTAATACCTGTGACACCATCAATACTTGATGGCGAACTAAAAGATGAGGCTCCATTTGCTAATGTTCTATTGGTAACTACATATTTTAGTTGTACAATATTACCATCTGATAAAGCTTTACTCACTGTACCATCACCAAAATAAACTTCATACAAACCACTATCAGTTTCTTGTAAATAGTAAACTGTACTTGATGAAGATAGTTGTGTTATATCTGTGGCTTTAGTATAAGTTGTAGTTGTTGTATCAGATGCTGATGTTTGTATTTTAACTGTTAGTGTTGAAGTGTCTGCTCTTGCATCTGTTAATAAAAATCTTTGGTCTACATCAGAAGTATCTACTGTATAAGATGATGTAACATAAGTACCCTCATAAATTTTTACACTATCAAAAGGAACAGCAACTCCTGTATTACTTGCAGTCACATCTGCAATCGTAACAAACTGATAATCTACACCATCAATACTAGTTGTAAATGCTGTACCAGATGCCATAGTTTTAGTTATGGAATCTGTTGATAAACTTACATTGATTGTGGCATAAGGTGCTCTGGATGATGTTGTTTCATATCCCAATGACTTGGCATGTGATACTACACTTGAACGAAGTGATGCGCTGTCTAAGAACATTTCATTTGCCAACATGTTAGCATTGAATCCTAAGTAGTGAGTATTGTATGCAAGAGTATCTAATAAAATATTCATACCAGAACCTTCAAAGTCATAATCTTTAAATTCGTTCTGTGCCTTTAAAAATGTTTTAAGATTAGTTTTGATATTATCAAAATCTAATTCGGTTACTCTTAATCTTTTATCATTTGCCATTATCTTATTCTCTCTAACATGACTGATAGGTCTACTAGTTCTGTGGGTGCATTAACTACATAAAATTCTATTGATACATTGTAGATGTTTCTATCAAAATCTGGTAAAGCTCTAACTGATACTAAACGACATCTTGGTTCAAAGTTTTGTATAACATCTTCTATTTTTCTTGCTATGATAGCAGCGATTACTGGTGTCATAGGTTCAAATAACATATCTCTAATTCCACCAGATATTTCTGGGTGAAATGGTTTTTCAAAATCATTTAGTTGTACAAGATTTCTTAATGACCTTTTAACTGCTTGTATATCAGTAATTTTATTGACATCAGAACCTACAGTTTTCTTAGTGAAGAATAAATCTAAATCAGAATATTGTCTAACATTACGACTGATATCATTTTGAGCTTGTGCATCTTTATATGCCGACATTGGAAACCCCTAGTTATTTAATTATTATTTATAAGAGATGTCTATAAGAATTTAATTTATTTGACTCCTACATTACTAGCAATCATTATTCGTTTTTCTTCACATTCACATGGTGGAACAGAATGTCTAACTATGCCAGGAAATACAATCAACTCTCCCTCTTTAGGTTGAATAGATAAATCTCCCTCTGGGAAAACTAGTGGTGATGAGCCTTCTGGCATACGAATATAGTAACACCAAGCATAAACACTACCACCATGATTATGTGCTTTAGTCCAATCTCCTTTACCATAAGTAGCACCCCAACATTTTCTTATATAAAATTTTGGTGGATTAAATGAATTCTTTCTACCATATGATTCATCTATGATATCTAAAACTTTATCACATAATGTTTGCACGAGATTATTATGTGTGTGTAAATGCCAATCAGTCATATCTCCTTGAACATTAGTTGTTTTGTTTTGTACATCACCTAAGGCAATAATATCTTTTGCTAAAGTATCATTTTCTTCTTGTGTTAATATATTGAGTTTTTGAATAATAGGAATCTTTATGCTAAACTCGTGCATAGGAATTTTAATTTTTTTTGTTTTATTAGTTAGACCCATAAGAATTTAATTTATTTAAATTGGTTTTTCTTTTGTGACTGGTGTAAATTTTTTTACATTATCTTTAACAGCATCCACAATAGATTGTGCATCAGTATTATCTAGACTTAAAGAGAAGTTTTGTGGTATATCTTTTTTAGCATTTTCTACAAGAGATATCGCATCATTGCTCAACTCGGTAAGAGTATCAGCATCTATAGATATATCAAACTTAGGCAACTCTGGTAATGATTCGAAAGCACCTGTGATGGCAGAAAAACTTATATTAGCAGGTAACTCAAAAGGAATACCATCTGCACCAACTTCTAAGTTTGGTATTAATCCCCCTATGTCTACGCCATCTTTTACTTGTGAAACTACTGAATCTACATCTATTCCTTGTGCGCTTAGTGTTTCCCCAAACGAAGTTTTTAACTCTGCTATTGATGAAGCTCCAGAAATAGAATTGATATCAATGTCTGCTAATCCAGCGAATGCTCCTTGAGCATTTAAGTTTGGAAGTTCTGGTAGTGGTGGTATCATAGAAGAAAGGTCACCTACTAAACTTGCAACCTGACCTTCTACTGCTGACTTCATTGTAGAGGCATCTGCAGTTACATCAGAAAATTGTGCTTGGGCAGAATCTTTTAAAGAACCAACTTTTCCTAAAGTGCTATTAAGAGTGCTACTTGCGCCTGGAACACTTGCATTAATCATATCTTTTATTGCCATATCAATCTCCTATGCTGTTCTTCTCCACATGTATGCTGTGATGTATGGTTGTAAGTTATTGTGAGCTCCACCACCACCTGTACTGCCAGTATTGTAAGTTTCAGATGAATTAGCGTTACCAGCAGTTCCAGACCCACCAGCACCACTTTCACCAAGTGCAGTGTGTGTATGTGCTGGTAATTCAGCTACTGTAAGTGTGTGTGTTTTTGAACCACCTGTTTCTCGCACAGCGTCAAAATCAGTATCAGTTGAATCAACACCTACTATAACTCTACCAGCTCCAAATGCTGTCCATGTTCCAAAACCTAATAGTGTGCCTGGATTTGTTGCAACACCAGCATTAGTGTAAATAGAACCAACAGGATAAATTGTTTCTAATACATGTAATCGTAAACCTTTATCACCACCTGTTAGATTTAATACTAAATCATTTGAATCATCTACATCAAGATTTATCTTAGTAGAATCTGTTTCATCAATTTTTATATCTGCCATTGTTATCTCCTATGCATTCGGCGCCGATGTAATGTTAGCGGCCAAACCTGCTGTATCAGTATGTGTATGAGTTGTAAGTGCAATAGTATTAGCAGTAACTTCTTGTGTGGTTGTAATTGTACTTCCACTACCAGAAAGATTTATAGTACCTGATGAACCTGTAAAGCTAATAGCACTTGAATCACCAGCAAATGTCATTGTACCTACTGCCTCTGATTTAATATTCATTGATGATACTGATTTAAGTCCAATAGATGCACCAGAAGCTATACTCACATTACCATCTAATGTCACTACTCCAAATTTATCTTGTGTAACTATAGTTAGATTTAAATTAGAATGTAATGTCATATCTTCTGTTGTAGTTATAAGACCCTCACCCCCAATGGTTGTAACTGAATTACCAGCCACACTTAAAATATAATCTTTTGCTTTTGTAGATTCTTTAGTTGTGCCTATTGAACCTGTATATGAATTCGCAACATTGTGTGCATGATTACCTATAATCATTTCTTCTAGATTACCAGCACCACCAGCACCAATCTTGACTTGCTCATTCTTATGAATCTTTCTCGTAAAGTTTCCACCAACCTCTAATACATAATCCCCTTTAATAAATTCTTTTTTGTTTCCATTTGTTGTTAAATTAATATCTCCATTTACAAATATATTAGATTCTCCAGCAACCAGTTCATAGTTATCACCTACAACCTTAACTGTCTTTGAACCGTCTACTACTATTTCTTCATAGGTGCCAGACATGTGTTGTCTTTGTAATCTCTCTCCGCCTGGTGTGTCATCTATCTCTTGTATGTGACCTGACTCTGATTCATGTACATGATTGTAAGGATACTTTCCTGTATCAGTTTTTCCTCTCGGTGTAGGTTCATCAAAGAAAGTCGGTGTGTCATCTTTATTGAGTGTTGTTGAGATTGGGTCTAAGTTTGGTTTAGTTGCCTTTGGTATCTTAACAAGTTTAGCAGCTAAAGCTTTTCGTTTAATTAAAGATGTATGAGTTTCTGCAACATCATCTCTTGCAAGTCTTGATACATCTGATTCACCTGTAGTATGACCAGAGTGTGCAATTGTGCCAGGATATTTTCCATTTGGGTCATTGAATCCTGTAGACGAATCAGCAGCATATGTTGGAACGCCAGGTAATGAACCCATAATGATTGGTTGTTGTTTTTCATTTGCATCACGAAAGAATCCGACTACCCAAGTTCCCTCTGTTAAAAAACTAGGTGTGTTTCCCATACCTTGCATGGATGGGTCGGTGACTGGATGCATGACATGTGCCCACGGCAAGTCTGCCGATGGTATATCATTTAAATCTTCTGTGTGGTATCCTAAACATCTGACTTGTACTCTACCAAGTTTTGCAGGGTCATTACGATTTTCTACAACACCAGTAAACCATACAAAGCCATCGAGGCCCATAAAATAGTTTTCGTTCATAGAAACTATTTATAAGATAAAGCTGAAATGATAGTGAATATAGTAAAGTAGTAAATCAGAATATAATCTTTATTTAAAAGACCGAAGTCACTTAGTATTGCAACGACACATATGAATATGACATATGATATAACAACAAGAGCTATGGTTGTTGTTATTGCTTTTAACATTAAGTATTCCGATAGTCTAGATAGATATTTCCAGCAAGAACAATTCTTTCTTCTGACATGCCTATTGCCTGTGGCACTTCATGTAGAACATGGCCAGGGAAAAGTATTATCTCATCTGGTTTAGGATGTACTCTCAATTTTGCTTGTGGAAAAACTAAGGGTGGGGCATTGTTGGGTACTTGTATATAATAAACCCAAGACCACAATGCAGGGCCATGGGTATGGGGTTTGGTAAAATCACTCTCGTTATAGATTGCACCCCAACAATCAAAAGTAAAAAATTTGTCTAGAGTTCCTTTCTGGTCTTTGACTTGTAAACTTTTTATAATGTCTATTGCAGAATTACAAACTTCATTGACTGATTCATATTGTCCATGTAAAAAATAATTAGTCATGTATGCTTGTACATTTGACTTTCTTTCTTCTTCGTATTTGTGAGAGCGAATGATGTCTACCATGTCTTTATGTAAGTGGTGTAAAGATAGTGGTCTTCGTATCACTCGCTCTTTTTTTGTGAATGTGTGAAACTCATCTTCTGTTCGAAGATTGTTTGATAAATTTTTTAAAGACATTTTATATTCCTAGAAATTCATCATTGGGTATTTCAGACTTTGCTTCATCTTGTTCTATTTTCAGTTTCATCATTGCTTTACACTCTTGCATATCTTCATTGATTGCTCGAATATCATCTAGCATATTAGACAATACAAAATATAGATACACGGCACCCAGCCAAAAGACTACGGCCGTTACAAATAATATAAAGTTTATCATTGTTTATTCTCCTAAGAAGTTTTATCAATTAATTCTTTTTTCATTCTCCGAATGTTTCTCCGAGTTTTCGCTACGAGATTTTTTTAGTGATAAGTTTCCGAAATAGGAATCTCCGATATCACATTTCTTTTATACCAATCATAGAAGAATGGATTGTTTTGAAACAGAGTGGCGGTATCTTCAAGCTTCATATGTTTCATATCAATGATATAGCAGAGTATACGCCATTTCGATTCCTGTGTTTCTCGGTCATCCTCGTTGTAATCGAAGATGCCAAACTCATCGCCACGAAGCGAAGAAACCTCAGTCTTCATTTCTGATAATAATTTCTGTAGTTGTTCTTCATTTTCCATTGTAGATTCTTACTCCTACTAACATCAGAAAGGTTGAAAGAATAATTCTTGTGCCTATCTTAATGGTTTCTGTGTATCCTATGACTTCTAAGTTTTCCACATATCCAATGATACCTAGAAACATTCCAAATCCAAATGCTATAAAGAGAACACCTATGTATTCTAGTTTAAACATTCTATCCATTACATTAAATATTTTATCCATACGATTACCTCACTTATACTATAAATTAATACTCCCACTATAACACATCGTTCAAGAGTTGTCAAGTGGCCATTGTATCCTTGTGTCCAATACCAAGTATCTAAATCATTATCCATATAGTTCCTATAATTATTATTGCTAAAAATATTGATAGTACAATTCCCATATAAAGTATTGTGCCATAAAATATTAGTTTCCAAAAATCTTTAAAGAATTCCCAACAAGTATTCATTTATTACAATCCCCATACTTGCTTGATGGGTGCACCTCAAATTCTAGAGTAACATGCCAACCCCAATACTTATCAAAGGTTAATATCAGATGCTCATAGTCCGATGATTTCAATTCAGTCATCATCTTATCAATCTCTTTTGGTGTATAGTCACATCGCTTTGCTAAGTCCTGTGCCAGTCCAAGTAAATAGAATGCATTACCATCTGGGCCTGAACAGTCTACAATCAGTCCTTTATGCTTTAATTTTTCTCGTATCATTCTATTCTCTCACCTTTATGTTTTACATAACCTCGTTTAGATTCTTTCTTTCTGTCCTTTTCAACTTTTGATTTACAGAATTTTTTCAAATACTTCTGTACAAAATTTCTCATTTTCATAACACTTTAAACTTTCTTCTACTCTTACTAAAGTTCATGGCCTTTCTGAATCGTATCAATTCAGTCGTACCCTCTTTTATATATCCAATACACTTCGTATTATTTAAAACAAAGTAAGTGTGATTGGCATATTCCCAATCTGTAATTTCTTTTAACTCTTGTAACATTATTCTATACTCATCTCAATACTACTTCTCAACGCTTCAAAGGCATGGTCGATATCTCCCTTGTTGATATTCTCCTCATCATTTTGTTCTTCATACTGTTCCACCAGATTTTCAATCGAGTCTTGTGCCTTATCTATAATACGATTCATAGTGTCGTGTAAGTTCTCATAGTCCATATTTTTTTCTCCAAAAATTTTTTGTGTTTGCTTGTTTTGTTTGTTTGCCAGAAAAGGGGGGTGGGGTCATTCATCTTGTGAACGGCAACTACATGCTCCTGAGTCCTCACCTTTGTCCTTTGTTGTTCTCTCTAGTATATACCTCTTGATACTTATTACATTTATAGATTACCCATAGCAT